AAACACACAATCCGCATGACACGCATGCAGAACCGTTAGTTGAAATTAGCGGAATGCTTTTCATATTTTCAGGACACTTAGCACCAGGCTTGCCCGTTAATTCTTTCATAACATTTTCGGTGACTGCAAATGTCTTCCCTAAGTATGCAAGACGGATACCGTTATCACGCTTTAACTCATGACCAATTTCTTTATTCTCATCATCCGTTGAATAGTAAAGAGATAAATTAGATATATCCTTAAGGATAAGCGCTGCAGACTTAACACGTGTATAGACCCAAAATTGCACGTCGGTGTTATTATCGATAACATTCTTCCACGCATATGCGTAGGTATCATTAAAGAAATCGCCGTCCCAGTGGATACGGAATAGCATTTTAGCATTGCGCTTGACACAATCTTTTTTAAAGTCTGCAATCATATCTTCAATTAAGTTAACCATGGTAGGTTGGTCCGCATTGCGTAGCAATTCCCAATTGTGCAAGAGAACGGCCTTTACTCCCTTGTATACCTTTTCGAGTTTTCCTGCATAACAGACACTCTCACAAATACTAGTGGCACCAGGGCACGAGAAAGCCTTTCCAGCAGGCAATCCGAAAGTGTTGGCAATTGTTGGGGTTTTTCCATTAGGGGAGACGGCATTAGCAACCTTTCTATCATTAGAACGTTTTAATTTCATAAGTTTACCTTTCGTTAATAAGAGAATAATACCATGGCCCACTGACATTTTCCACGACCCGCCCAAAATTCTAGGGTGTTTTAGATCACACCCGTAACGACACGCCCGACTCCGCAGCTCTGCGGGCTTTGTCGACAATTTATTTATTGATCAATTTTATTTTTATGTTTTATTTTTCTATTGTATTTTTTTTTATTGCGAACAGGTTGCGCCGCATTACTGCGACGCAATTCCTGAATGCGTTTTACTTTATCTCGTAGTGAGTTTTGGAATAACATAACCACTCGCTTCGTGAAATCGTTTTACATCAAATCGCTCATTATCTTTCGCAAACATTTCAGCGAAATCATTTACGATTTTAGAAAAAACAGCAGGGTGAGTTTTATTACTCGCATACTTTAGAATTTCTGCCGTTGCTATGTAATCTTTTCTAGTCATCATTTTACTGCCACCATTCCACTACGATAAAAAACTTTTGTATAGCATTTGCCAGTTGGCGTGTATAGATTTACAGTTGAGTATTCGTTAGCCATTCCCCAATCGGTAAATAAGAAAAAGTTTTCCCACGCACCGAATTCGTTTTCGTATTCGGCAGACCAATGCGGGGCGTTGCTATCATAGGCGCAAGTTAGTTTATACATTTAGGTTTTCCCTTTCGTTAGTTGAGCATAAGCATTTTGTTAGTTGTATTGTATCACCGACCACCGACAAGGTGGCAAGTGTTGAGCAATTATCGCAGATAAAGATTTCCATTTATTTATTCTCCTGAAAAAATCCTAGTGGATTACAATCGCAAGCCTCGACATCATAATCGGTTTCATTTCCGAAAAATTGCCAGCCTTGACCATTACAGGTTTCACACTCTAAAATCTGAGTGTATAATTCTTTCATTCTTCCCATTTTAGTTTTCCTTTCGTGTTGTTATTAGTTAGATTATAGCACCCGCCACCGACATTTATTCGGCTTCGGGGCTATGGAATAAGGCTCCCTCATTGAGTAAGCCTAATTCAATGTTGAACATTTCATCGGGGGTGGCTTCGGATAAATCTACCCAGCCAGCACCCTCATCATTCATTCTGAAAATTTCGATGTATCCCATTATTATTCACCAACCTTTACTGCGATTGTTGCGAATTTATTTCGCAAGCCACCCGCATTTATTTCGATTAGGTAGGCTTCAGTATTTTCGCCATACCAAATTTCTGGGCGGTGTTCAGCAGAAATAATCTCACCTGAAAAGTGGCGAGTATTTGAGCGATAGTTTTTTCCTACAAGTAGGCTTTCGATTGTGTATAGTTTGGTAGCCATTGGCAGACCTTCTTTCGTTTGTTGTTATAGCACCATTATAGACGATAGCACCGACATTTTTCTACTTACTAGCCAGTAATTCCAAATAATGAGACGCTCAAGTCGTGTGATAAGCATCACACCAAAATGTCCGATTTGTCTGTCAAATCGACACGCCGCAGAATTCAGGGTTTTTTATAACAATGTCGTAACGACACGCCCGAGTGCGGCAGCTCTGCGGGCTGTCAAGCCGACACGCCGTTGTGTCGGTATGATTTACATCACAATTTCATTAGTCTGAAATTCTGACGGCTACAGTAGCCCACTCATCTTGAAATGAATTAGTAGGGCGATAACGAATTACAAAATCTTGCCAACCCTCGGCAGGATAAGTATCCTCACGCTTTTCAGCAAAGTTTATTATTCCACCATTATAGCGACGGCGTAGAGAAGTAGGTGAATAGTATTGATCCACCAATAAATCTACAATTGAATAACCTCTCATTTATTTATTCTCCTTTCTAATAGTAGTGGATAAAATTTCAAGCGCCTCTTTTTTAGACGCTTCACGTTGTTCAATAACGTGTTTTTTAAATTCTTCTAAATTCATTAGTTAGACTCCTTATCTAAACAATTAATACAATTACAATTTTTACTAGAGAATAAAAACTTTAGCAATTCTTTTCTAGTATAAGAATCTAAACCATAAGAGGATTTTACTCCGCCGTTATGGTAATCGTGAACGATTGTAGAGAATAGAGTTTCATTTAGTGTAGTCATTTGAGACCACCTTTCTTTTTTATTAAATAACCTTTATTTAATCTTGATACTAGTATCCTATCATAGACCACTGACATTTTGACCCCTTTTTCGGGCGTGTCGGAAAACTATTTTTGTGATTTAGGTCATGTGGATAACTTACGCTCAAAATTTGAGGGTTATCCACACCTGTTCATAAAGCTGTGGATAACTCCCGCAAGTACTTGCGGGCCGATCCGATTTTGTCAAATCGACACGCCGTTATTTAGCGAAAATCTTTTGTGAGTTCCCTCACATCTTCTTTTAGCATTGGCCACGCCATACGCCACAAGGACACGACGGAAACTAGTAGGGCTAATTGGACTAGTGTAGTTAGTAATCTATTCATTACTTATTCTTCTTTCTCTTATAAATCTTATAAGCGGTTAGTAGTAGGGCGGTGGTGATAAGTAGTTGCCAAGATAGTGCCACATAGCACCATTCTGTCTCTAACATAAATCCATAGTTATCTAATTCTATTTTCATTTATTTAATTCCTAACATAGTAGCGATTTCTTCTAGTTGCTCATCATTGAGATGGTCTAACTCAATAGCCTTAGAAAATCCAAAGAAATCTTCTTCGGTATCTAGTGCCTCGTTATAGGCTTCTTCTTCATCAAGATAGACATAAGCATCTTTTACATCTTCTTGGATAGTATCCCATTTAGTCATCATTACTTTACCTCTACTTCTCTAATGTTATAAGTGAAACCCTTACCGAGTTTATTTAGTTCAGCGATTACCGCTAAGATTTCTTCGGGCTTATTAGCCTTTTGATTTACGGCTAATAGTTGAGAGCCTTGCCATAGTGTATAAGTGATAGTCATTATCTGTTCTTCTTTCGTTAGTAGTTATAGTGGAATTGTAGCCGATAGGGCTGACATTACCTAGCATAGGGCTAGGTGTGTCGGTGTGAGTTACCTCACACCCTTATCTTTTGCTAATTGCTCAGCATAGACGGGGTCGGATACGCTATCCGCACCAAACTCTAGATAGATGTCTAGATAGATGTCATCATAGTAATCGTTCATTAGGTTACTCCCAACTTCTAGTAGTAGCATAAACCTTGCGAGTGCTAGGTTTGTAATTTTCTAACTCTACGAGTTCTACCTCTAGGATAGTGCCTCTTAGGGCTAGTAGGTCAAGATACTCATTAGCATCTTGTTCGGTATTCATTAGAACACCTAAGCAAGTAGAGAACTCTCTACTTAGTGGATAGAGAGGATTAGTATTCATCTCCATTTTATACTTTAGTGAAAACATTTTGTTTTCCTTTCTTGTTAATCACCTTGATTAACTTTCTTTATACTTTAAGCATAACAGGGGGGACTGACAAATAGGGGGGTTACTGGCTAGTATTGTTAAACTATTTTTGTGATTAGCATCACATCTACGCTCAGAGTTAGTATCATCTGTCCTCACTATATAGACAAAACGGACATTTTTAAACTCTGGATCATACAAAATAAATCTCTATTAACATTTTCATAAATCTGAAATACTAGTTGACTGGAATATATACAATAAGATATAATTGCTAAATGGAAATATGGAAAACAATAGCTCCAATAATAAAAAATGATGGCAGAGTCTTTACGCCATACGCATATGAAGTATCTAATTTTGGACGGGTAAGAACAAAACGTCAAAGATATGGAAGGCCTAGAAAAGACCTTGGTAATAAAAGAGGTTTTATAAAAGATTATGTTTATCTTACTGGGAGGAAAGATCCAGCAGGGTATATGCAGCTTTGCCTTTATGATGAAAATAAACAAAGATCTAATGTAAGGGTACATGTTGCCGTAATGCATACATTTGTAGGGTATCCCAATAAAGGCCAGGTTATTTGCCATTATGATGATATTAAAACAAATAACCAGTTGACTAATTTAAGATACGATACCATGAAAGCTAATGGTGCTGATCGAATTAGAAATAAAAATTTACAAAACTCTTGACTCGACAAAATCTCCCATGTTATAATTCTCTAGCACAGTAGTTTTCGGAGATCGCATCAAGGGTTTAAACTTGTGTAGCAACCATACCAAGGAAGCTGGCCATAAAAGGTTCAACCGATGAATCCGCACCAAAAGTCGTAGGATTTCGGGGATATGTATATAATTTCTATATGCATGCCCATAGGGTTTATATAGCAAACCCCCAAGGTAGCAAAGGAAATGTAAATTGGGTAAAAGAATAAATTGGGAATATGCAAATATTAGAGATAAAGTAAATGCTATTCCATTTGATAATTCATATGATTGGCGTGAGTTAAAATCTGTGAGAGATGTTGAATGTGAAGCATGTAAAAGAAGAATTCATAAAGGTCAAAAAATGCTATGGAATGTAAATACTAAAACCGTAATGCATTTGGCTAATGAATGTAAGCTTTGGTAAAAAAATGAATAGAGGACAAATGAATAGAGTAAAAGCCATATTGGCTATAGTAGTACTAATGGGATCACTTGCTGTATTTGAAGCAACATCTAATAAAGACTGTATTAACGTATATGTAGACTATGGAACATTAGAAAAGTCGACATTTAATCAATGTATCAAATCATCAGAAACTAAAGCAATTGATTTATTGGTAAACAATAATTTCACTTTGCAGGGAACTGACAAATACAAGGACGCAGTCCTCTGTCGTTTAAATAATCTGCCTAAAGAGGCGGAATGCAAAGATATGCCATCAGAGAATGCCTATTGGGCTATTCTAGTAAAGGAAGACCAAATACTATTTGAAGACTATGTATGGGCACAGGTTGGTATCGATCAATTGATACTATCTCCTGGAGATTCTCTAGCTTTAGTATTTGCAACTAATGGATCTGTTAACTTCCCAGCATAGAGTATCTACAAGATCAAAGCTTCTTGTATTGGTGCTACATTTATCAATGTTAGTTTCAACAAATGAAATTACATCTTACATAATGAGATTTTATAATGGTCATTATGGATTACTAGATAATTTATTCTAGTTGACTAGAATATTATAATAGTATACAATAGATACAATGGCCTCTAATCGAATTGTGAAGTGTGATAAATGTGGACGGGAAATCGAAGTAAGATCTGGATTTGCTCATATGACATTGAGTAACCATCAGAAAACATGTAAGTAGAAAAAAAATATTTTATTAACATTTTGTTAATCTTAAAATACTAGTCGACTAGGATATATATGGCAGAGAATGAGAACACATCTTGTTTTACATACAAGGTTGAAATGATTATTCAGATATTAGCAGCAGATCAAGAAACAGCTCGTATGCAACTTGATGATAAGGGTGGATATGTAACATCACGAAAAGTTACATTCATGGATTCAGTTCAAGTATATAAAGGTAATAAGTTAACTAAGAAAGATAAAGAAGCTTTACCTTAATTAATTAAAATTTAAAAAGGCGGGGATAGCCAAGAAATTTTCTTTGCTACAATTAAGCTATATGAGACCCTCTTGTAGGTATTACCTAACATGAAGTCTGAAAAGCTCTCTATAGCCAAGCAGAAGGCTTATTTGGCACAATATCTTAGAGACCTTAAGACAAAAACTCCTTGTGTCGACTGTGGGATAAATTATCCATACTATGTCATGGACTTTGACCACGTAAGAGGTCAGAAGCAGGCAAATGTTATGGAATTAGTATCCACATTGTCGAAGAAGCGAATTGATCTTGAAATAGCTAAATGTGAGATAGTATGTTCTAATTGTCATCGTATTAGGACTCATGTCAGACGTATGGCTAAAAAGGGTAAATAGTATATTGTTTCATGTGAAACATTGTCTTCTCTTCCCGCCGCACTTTTTTCGGGCGCACTTTTCAAATCGCACTTTATTTAGTATACTAGAATTATGGAAAAACCACACTATAACGTAATCATCGCCACCCCAGGTACGGATATGGACATCGGGTACGTCAGATCGCTTACAGAGACTATCGCTGAGCTAAATAAACGCAACATCAGCAACACATGGATAGGCGATTATTTTTCAATAGTAAACATTGCCAGAGAATTTACCCTAGATGCAGGGTATCTCTTTGAGGATACCGATACTGAGATTGATTACTCAACAAAAGGTCCTATTCGAGATACAGTAACGTATGATAAGATATTTTTAATAGATTCAGACATATCTTGGACACCAGATCAATTTTTAAAACTATATCACTCAGATAAAGATGTTATATCAGGCATATATATGACATCTAAGGGAGAACCTACGGTTTATCCAAAAGATAAAGATTACTTTTACAATAATCAAATTGCAGAAAATAATGAAACAATCGAGGTAACTGGTTTTGGTCTAGGATTTGTTTGTGTCAAAAGCGGCGTATTTGAAAAAATCGAAAGACCGTGGTTTCAATTTCTTTATACAGATCAGCATTCCCCAACTCCAAAGAATTTTATGATAGGAGAAGACATTTCATGGTGTATGCGTGTTTCTAAGTTAGGGTATGAATTGTATTCTGATATAGGAGTAAAGGTTAAACATTGTAAGAAGATTTTATTAGGATAAATTTTTGACCCATAGCTCAGTTGGTAGAGCGTCGAACTGTTAATTCGAATGTCCCAGGATCGAGACCTGGTGGGTCAGCAATGCACCAGTAGCCAAGTTGGTTAAGGCCCCGAACTCATAATTCGGCTATCGTAGGTTCAAGTCCTGCCTGGTGTACTTAGCGACTATTGCATAGTGGTAGTGCGTAACCTTGCCAAGGTTAATGTGCGAGTTCGATTCTCGCTAGTCGCTCCAAAAAGAAAAAATCCCATTCAGAGGCGGATCCGAATGGGTTTTCCTAGTGTATTTCTACACATTATACTGGGAGCTTAATCTGTGGGATGCTACAACCAGTACGCTTTAATTATAAAATAGTTACTGTTCTAAGTCAATAGTGTCTTGCACAAAGTTTATGTCTGTATCTGGAGTATCTGGAGTATCTGGAACAAATGATGGGGTAGGTCCAAGTAGGTATCCTTGATTATGATATTCGACCATTTTGGAAGTATCCTCTGACCCCACCAATTTATTTGATATAAGGGTAAGCAGGTCATATATTCTATGTAGCATAATATAGTTAACCATTGGTAGGTTATCTTCTAAATTCTGTGGTTGTTCTTTATTTTCCGTCATCTGATGGTCTTCCTAAATCTTCCCAAAACTTTTCTCGCCCCATGGCGTCAGTATCTTTTATAGCTCCGCTTTCATTTTGAAAGTCTTTGAACGGATTCTCTAATTGTGTCATAATACTCGCTCCCTATCACCTTCTTGTAATTGCAGGACAGACAATACAAGTATATCTCATCTTCCATGTTTTGATTACAAAAAAGAGGGCCCTGATCCATTGGGCATTCAAGCCGTGGAACAAGACCCTCTTCTGATAGGCGAATGTACTTAGATACGTGCTGTATCTTTTTCATTCATCCCCCTTAATGTTTTGGAAACTCAGGTATGAGATTCCTGGCCTTACCTATTGAGTTAGGCCAAGACGACCAATCTTTGCCGCCCTTGGTCATGTAGTACGTTATCTCTGCGTTTGTTACTGGATCAAATAATTCCTTATTTGAAACTAATTCGAATTTATCTTTACGATCATCACCAAGTTTCCCTAGCATATTGATCTGAAAAATTCCGTAAGATTTGTCTCCAGTTCGGATATTGTCATTTAAAGCTAACGGTCTCCCGTTTGACTCTACACGAGCAACAGCCCAAGCTGTTTTTAAAGCAGTTCCCTCAAAACCTACAGCCCACAATAAATCTTTTAATTCATCGGCTGGAAGCATTTCTGAGTGCTTATAAGTTTCATTACTGAACTTATCTAGTATTTCTCTTTTTAGTTGTCTTTCAGTTTTTTCAACCGTAACTGCTGGTTGATTT